ACCCTATATCGCCAAACTTTGTTGCGGGACTTGGAACATTATAGCTTATTGTTCCGGTCATCGCTTTCAATAGCAAGCTATAACCTGTTAAGGTCATAACTCCCACTGTCGGAGATTCATCGCCCCGTGAAGTATTAAGCAACATCAATCTCATACTCTGAAACCCGTCAGTGCCAAAACCAGTGCTTACAGAATCACTCTGATGACGCCAATAGGAATAACTGGCTCTTGATAAGCCTCCTACTGTGCCGGTTGTGGTTGAATCTGTTAAAAATGTCTTAACTCCGGTGATACCTAAGTCGCTATCACCCTGGTTAGACATTACGCCGATGGTAGTTCCAGCCAATGAATTTTTCATTGACTCCTCTGCCATTTCAATCTGAGCGGCAATGTAATTTACCACCGCAGTCGGATCATTACCGGAGTTCTGCAAAAGTTTAGTTCCTGAAAGGGTTATATCAAGAGAAATTTGCTTTCTCTGATAAACCGCAGTAGAAACCGGGTCTTTTTCAGAATTAGTAAGTGCAGTATTGCCCGTATATGCCTGTGCTGTCGCTAACTCCTTAAAAACAGGCAAACGGTATTCAATACCGCCACTCTCATACTCCTTATGACCGATCTTATTCAGAAAATAGAACAGAGGGATTCTACCAGTAATATTATCGGCGATCTTCTTGCTGATAAGCGGGAGCGTCAACGAATTAATCGTATTCAGCTCCAGCGTCGAAGAAGGATTAGCCATTGTAGAATACTCCTTTTATTTTTTCCCAAGTCCTTTCAGGAGTAAATCAGCATAAGATGAAGTTTTTACATCAACCTTTTCTGTTGCCGAGGTTATTCCCGAAGAAGGACTTGAATTTGCCTTTTTTTTGTCCTCTGTTAACGGTTTTTTACCTTTCAACAGAATAGCTTGCTCGATTTCTTCTATCGGAACTTCAAATTGGAATATCTTAATGATCGGTAGATTAGGATTCTGTATCCCTCTCTCCGTAATCACATCACGATATTTCCCAATTAGTTCTTCGCCATACTTAGAAGAAAGTTTTTCAAGTTCAGTATTAACTTGGATTTTCCTTTCTTCCTGCATACGGCCGGAACTTGACATAGCAAAATCTTTTAATGATTTAAGGTCTTTTACAAAGCTATCCATATCTTTGTATCCGACCTTATCAAGAAAAGCCGCTACGCCTTCTTCCTGGGCAATAACCCTGAATTGTTCAAGCGATGAACGTTGCTCCAAAGGAGATTGCTCAATCAGCTTATCCAGAGTTCTAATATCTTTCTTTTCAGCGGTCGTGGAAGTTTGCGGATTGCGCTTCTGTTCAATATACCTCATTAAAACATCCCTTGCCTCGGCAGTAGTAAGTCCTGCTTTGACAAGGTCATCCTGGGCTTTCTTGAACTCTGCGACTTCCTTAAACTTACCCTGATAACCACTTTCAAGAAGTTGTGCCTTTTTTGACAGAAGTTCTTTTATTCGAGGTCTATCCTGTTCTGGTATATCGGATATGTCTATCCCGGAAACATATTCAGGCGTTCCACCAGACTGCGTTTCGCCTTCAGTTTCCTTACCAGATATTCCTTGTTCCGTTTCGGCTGCCTCGGCTTGAGCGGTATCATTGTTTCCGCTTACTGCATCGGCAATCGTTTCTCTAAGGGTTTTATCTTGGTCTGACATCAGGTTTTATTCCTTTCTGTTCACGTTGGTTAATTACATAATTCTGTTCTTTGCTTCTTTCCCCCCCCATGGAGCTTTTCCTGAAGTTTCCTGTTTAGGGGTAGTAAGGTGTGCATTGCCTTCTTTTACCCCGCCACTGGAAGGAACACTCCTGTTGTTGGGAGCGATTTTTTCCTTTCCCATATTTCCTCCTTGTTTGGTTAATAAAATTGTTATTCCTTACTCCACTTTTTTGCTATCTTAGGATGTTTCGCATACATAAATCTACGTTGTTTCTCGGAAGCAAAAGGATTATTGAATTGGCTTGGGGCTGACATAAAAACACTTGCCCCCTGATGTGCCATCATTACAGAAGATTTATTACTTCCGTGAACCTTGCATTTATCCAGTAAATCCTTTGCCATACTCACCGCCTCCTTATCAGTTTATCCCTTAACCCTTTTTCCTGCAATTCCCTTAAAATTTCATTCCTGATAAATTTTCTATCTATTTTCTTTTCTTCATAAGTCTGTTTTAATTCATTAGGTTTCTTATAATCAACATCATCAGTAAGCCCGCGCTTCTTTAATTCACGTTTCCATTGCCCCTTACTTGTTATCTGTATATGTTTTCCAAAGGTGCTGATTCCGTCAAATTCAAAGAGTTTATCTTTTGTCGTATTAAACCCAAAATCAGTTATGCCTAATCTCTGCCGTAATGTCGGTTGTTTGGCAAAACACGCTTGGCATAGCTGCTTGCCATTATGGACATATTTAACTGCCGATAAACCTATGCCACAGTTATCACATATCCCTAAAGGTTTAACCTCTGCTGTTGCTACGCTAAAAGATTTTTCCTGCCAACGACAACCGTTCATTTTTCTTCAACAGTAATCTCTACTTTTACCAAACCTTCTTTTTTATAAGGCAAACATACTGGAGCAATAAATTTTACCGCATTACCTTCTCTCTGCAATTTCCAAGATGGACTAACATAAACTTCTAACGATTCTTTCTTTGATCCACTTTTCTTTGCCATCACTTCCTCCTTTTATATTGCTTCTTGACCTGATCCGACCCCTGCATTTTGTGTTGATTGATAGATGTCTCCTTCTCTCGTATTTCCCTGCCTTACGATTTCAGGATTACTTGATTTCATCGGCGGTCTAATATCCCCTTCCTGCGGAGTGCTACCTACACCAGATTTAAGTGGCAAACCCATAAACTTAGCGTGTTCTAAAATATGGGCGTCAACAATTTCATTGCCCGCCGACTGTGAATGCACCTGAATATGTATCTGATGATTTTCATTAGGAGATACTGCCTGCGGCATACCTTGAAGCATATATTGATTTTCCTGCATAGCAGTCTGCATTTCACCTTCGTCATTACTAATCACTATTTTGTTTATATCCTTGATATACTTGAAAGTCTTGACGATAGACTTAACCGCTTCTTCCTTATTCAATCTTTCAGGGGCGATAGTTGAAATAATAGACATAGCATCAAGCCATTGTTTCCTTTCAACAGTTTCATCTTTGGGCGGTGCGGTAGCCCCAGCGTCAATACGAAATTGCATTTCCGAGTGTATCATCCGCATACGTTCTTTTGGATTATCCGGCAAATCAGGCCACATATTAGGAGTTGCTGTCTCACCGATAATCTCTGATATTTTTTTCCTGTCGTAAAAATTCCATAATAGATAAGCAATTTTTTTAGCTACTTTAACTGTAAAATCCTCAACCACATCAACCCTTGCCGAAGCCTTTAACTGCAAACCGGATTGACCTATCTGTGCCTGTGTTGCGGTGCGTTGACCAGCCTGCGCTTGGAACATCATTTGCCCCATATTCGTTCCCATTTGCAAATCCTGCTTAATAAGGGCATCAACATCAAATACCTGGGTAGGCAAATTTGATATTTGACTCATCTGGAAAGCCGCAATATTGGAAACCTGTATTAACTGCACAACATCAGTTTCCTCTAACTGTCTCATATCTTCTTCGGTAGCAAGCCCGCGTTGAGCCAGGATAATCGCAGAGGCACGCTTGCGCCACTTGACCATTTGCGTCCGTGATTGTGATTGTTCAATAATTTGCGGAAGGATAGGGATTAAAACATTAGGAGGATAAGGATTAGACTTTTCAAGAGTAGGTAAAGTCTCATCAAATATCAAAGGCTCATAATCAAAACCGTCTTTTGCGCTCCACCAATCACCCTCAAAATGCGGTTCTTGTGATTCCATAGATATTGTTAAATTCTTGCGGTTGCGCCTATCCTGGATATGAAAAAGCCGGATAATATCGGTTTCGCTATCTGTTCCTCCAATATTCTGGTATCCTGGCTTGTGCATATTAGAAGAGTTATAACTTCCGGTTTTAATCTCCCTTGAAGGTTTGATATTTTCCTTATTTTTGTATGAAGGATTAGCCAGAAAATCTATTTTCGGTATATCCTCAATCTCAATTAAGTAAGGCATATTTTCTACTAACTGGTAGCCTTCCGGCATAAGCATATTCCAGGAGGGTATCCAGTTAGCGAAGATACTTTCTTCTTCAATATACTGATTTAATACACCCTGTTCTTCGGGGGTCTTTTCCTTTTTCTCTTTAAATATTCCGGTGATCGCACCTTTAATTTCCTGAAGCAATGTTTTCTGTTCAGCTTCTTCAAGCTTGGCAATATCCTGCCCTATCTTGGCGGTATATCCTGTCTTGATCCACCCCGGAGGCATAAGCAAAGATGATTTAATCACCCGCTTGAATTGTTGTTTCATCAGAAGTTTTCGCCAGTAAATATTTATCACCTGTTCCATAGTCTGCGAAAATTCCGAATAGTTATTATGTTCCGCACGCACAAAAATAAACGGGTCCCTAAAATAAACAAGGGGGACAAGATTATCCACATACCAATTAGAAAAATTTACATCCACTCTTTCGGGATCAAGGCCGCCATAAATCCGGTTGAAGAAAACACAGTTATAAAGATCAATACTATCTTTCCAGATAGAATGCTGTTGCTTTTGTAAACCATAAGCCCGTTCAATTCTACCTTTCCAAACTTTTAAATTATCTGTTGGCATATTGTCTCCCTAAAAACCTATTCCATTGCCTTGCTTTAATCCGGTTCACCGCCTGTGTCCTGTCTAAAAATGGATTATTCCTTTGTTCACGATCGATACTCTTATAAAGCGCATCCCAATCATCAGCCGTTCCCCATTTCTTTTCACCCTGTTGTGCTTTGGGTTGTTCATAAAGAATCGGGGCCAGCCCCATAACCGCTAAAGCCAAAGATACCACCCCGTCATCGTGCAAACCTTCGGGCGCAGAATACCTTACACGACCAGAAGGAAGAATCTCATAATTAAAAGAACGAATTTCATCAATTAAAAACTGTGTCTGCGCCACCTGTGGAATGCCAATCAAACCCTGCTCTATGGCAATAACCAACTGTTCCACAAGCGCCTCTTTTGATTTATTGGTAAACTTATAGTCTTTAATGTTTATCCCGAAACGCCGCAAGTCATCAGCTATTGGATCACCAAGACCTGTTGAGTCTATAACCGCCAAGTGTTTCGGATAACGGCTTATGATCCCCTTAATCAAGTCTTTTTGCACTGTCCAATCAAGCCTGTTTTCCCGGTAAATATCCACAAGTTGCTTAGTGGAGTTCTTCATTACGGTAACAACCGTAAAATCCTCCGTCTTGCCTAAGTCAATTCCGATAGTGTAAAATTCTTTCGCCTGGGAAACCTCTAAATCCCCTTTTAAGCACCTACTTAAATTTTTAAATACTGTTGCCTCATCTTCCAAGAAATCCGCCATATACTCCTGCCGCAAAATCATTTCAGGTGTAGTAACCTTAATCACTTCCCATTCCTCTTTGGGAAAGAACGGATTTGAATATGTCGGGTGTTGCCAGGATTTAATATCCTTTGCTCCACTTTGCCCCTTGATATACATTTCATAGAACCAATTACGCCCTTTAGGGGTAGATATGAATATACCAAGCCCAAGTTTATCGGCTAATGCCGGCCTTATGCCTTGTTCCCAGGACTTCCTGGACACCCGGCTTGCCTCGTCAATTACCGCAAAATCAAGCCCTGCTCCACGAAGCCCCTCATCTTCACGTTCGGCTGACTTAAATTCCAAAAATCCTATATCAAAAACCATCTTCATTTCAGTTTGTTTCTTGTTAATAATAGCGTCCTTAAGCACTTCCTCGGCAATAAGCCAATCTTCCTTGACCAAAGGAAAAGTCGGGCTAACTACCCAGCCACGCTGTTTCTTACCGCTTGCGCTATACCGGCGAAGCATAATCTGGAATGCCTCACGCATAGCCATAACAGTCTTTCCCCACCTGCGACCACAAGCTAAGACCCTGAATCTGTGCGGATCATTTTCTATCTCCGCTTGCAGGGGATGTGGGGGAAGTAAGGTTATAAGTTTAGTTTTCATAAATAAAAAAGGCACTTACCAAACCGTTTTCTAACCCTTATTGCGTCAACGCTTCTGGGTAGGTTTAATAAAGTGCCTTCTTAGTATTCGACCGAAGGGCTAAGTTATTTAATTAAATTCAATAATAACCCAAATAATAAATCCAATAAGTAATGGTATCCCTATGAGAGGATGCCACCATTCACATTTATTATAACACTCATCACATTTAATCTTCTTCATTAACAATCGTTTCTTCATCGCATTTAACCTGGTTATCTATGTAACTGTTAATAATCGGTATAACCTTATTCTGACGCCGGATAAAAACAACCTTGACTTCTCCGCCTTTGTAGTAAGCTTGCTCACATTGTTTAAAGAGAACGGTTTTCCAGTCAGGCAACTCATCTCTCCCTTATCCAGCGTTTCCATTCCAGGATCAAGATACCAAGTAAAAGAACAACTATTAAATCTGTTTGTAATAAGTCAATGAATCTGCCAAAACGAAAGAACCCTAAGTTACGGATAAAAAGCAGATAGAGCAGGCTCATACTGAATAATCAAAGTTTTTAAGTTGTTCAACCAAAGTATCTTTTAGTTTTTTAGACTTTTCAGGATCAATATCATAAAGAACCAAAGGGTGTTTTCCTGCTAATCCTTTTGCTATTGCTGAACCCATTGTTCCACAGCCAATGATACCGATTGTAGGTAAATATTCCTGGTTGAATAATAACTTATACATTACCCGTAAACCGAATACTTTATAAATGAACAGATAAAAACTAAGGAGAAGATAGTAACCAATCTTTTTAGTGAGTGGAAAATATTTTGTAGCCTGACGTGAAAAGTTAATTATGGTAGATAACATTTTCAAAATTGAAGTTGAAGTTTGTGGGGAGGAGTATGTATATTACTCTTTTATTGTCCAACCCCTATCCCTATAAAATTCTTTAATTTTTTTAATAGTTTCCTCTTTAGAAACAATATTAAATATTACTCCAATAATGCTATGTAAAATTAAATGGCAATTAGAACATAAAATCATTCTGGGATTACCATTTTCTCTACGCCCCCTATTTTTCCCTATGAGATGATGAATAACTAAAGTTTCTTTTATGGAGATTTTGCATATTTCACAACTTGCTTTCAAATCTTTTAACCTTAGCTTGCCCCGTCCTTTTAATAGAGAAGCACAGGAACGAGAACAAAATTTTTGCCTGTTATCATAAGTCTGGAATTCTTTATCACATAAAGAACATTTCTTCTTATAGGGGGTTTGATACTTTAGTTGATAATGTTTATGGCAGAGCTTACGATAATAAATTCTACCATAACCACAATGTTTTTTTATTTTAACCAAACTTTGACAATCCTTAACCTCACAAAAGGGTCTTGTGTTCATAAATAAATTATAACACATATCCCCATATTGTCAATATTAAATTGTCAAAGAACTAATTTTGAAAATTGTATCTACTGTCTATGGAGTGGAGTATATATATTGCATGCCCCCTCTCGTCCATCCCCGACCCCTATTCCTCTTTCGTCTTTCCTTCTCACGATCTTTTTCAATCTCTTGTTGCAATCTCTTTATTTCATCAAACCATACAGGCTTATCATTGAATGCAGGTTGTCTCATCTATTACCTTACAACTTCCTATAATACCAGTAATGTTAACTTGACAGCGACGAGCATCTTTTATTGATTTACTTATCCACAACATCTTGTGGTATATCCGGACTATTATTCTTCTGTGTGCCATAAGCTATGACGATCTTATCAGGATTAACATTCTTTACTTCTGATTTATCAATAGGCAAAGCAAGAATACGAGACTTTAATTCTTTAGCACGCATATAAGAAGTATTATCTTTTTCTCGCTTAAATCTTTTTATATCTTTATCTAACCCTAATATAAACTCTGCCTTAACTTCATCTTCATTACAATTTATATACTTTCTAATAGTTTTATGAAGTAATGTATTCGC